CCGATTGCTGAACCGATTACTGCCGCTTCAATACCCATGCTGCCACCTCTCCTCTACCTTTCGGAATCCAAGTGATTCTAACATTTTCACAAGCGCCTTTCTTTCTTCAGGCGCAGTAGTCCATATCTTTTTATAGCCCCACGCGTTCAGCCAATCCAAACCAAATACCATTACTTCTCTGAGTTTCTTTCGGTCTCTGAATCGACAAGCAACGTGGATTTCTAACTCATCATCTTCTGGCCTGGCTAAAACAAGTAGCCGATTACCCATTAGCAACATAATCCAGTCAGACGCGATTCCCCTCGGATCAATATTCAAATACTGACTTACGGACGGGTCTCTCAATATTGAGAGCGCCTCAGACTCTAAACAGCCTCTCACACTAATAGCCATCCTTGAGTCACATCCCCGCCGATATCAGGAAGCATTTTTCGATATTCGATTGAGCCTGCTGCTCCGGTGGAATCAATATAAAGACTGTACTGCCTTGCAGTCACAACGCCTTCAGGACTCCCGACACCGATAATCGGAATGCTTAACGAAGCATCTATCGTCCAGTTTCTAAACTGCTGGGTCATCGTCCCATTGGACTCAACGATAGGATTCGCAGCGTTAAGCCTTGGCCCACTCATTTCGCACCCGGAATAATCTCAGCGGTCAACTGGATAATCACTGGCTTGACTGCATCGCTCAAAGTAAATCGGAAAACTTCAAGCCTTGCAGCCCTTCCATTCTTTCGCCAAATAACGCGGCGATTGTACTCGCCCACCTTCCCCAATCCTCTCATGCGCTGATCCGACCACGTTTTACCATCAACGCTTCTATCCATCGCAATCACTGGATTGCTGACAGATGAATTACCAACGCCTGATTCAACAGTCAGTTCGATAGAAGGAACGAAGATTGACTGCATATTATTCTGGAAAGGCTGCGTTGCCACCGTCCTGATAATCGCCCCTGAATACTCAGTAAAAAGGTCTGGATTCAGCTTGCCTATTCGACCGTCCACAGAATCGCCGCAGAAGATATGATTGTAGGCTTGAGTCAAACCCGAAACCCTGTAACCCACTTGCTCGGCCTCGATATAAGACTTTCGCTCATGCCAGCGTTTAGAAGCATGGTCGTAAACCAATGTCGAATTGGGCAGAGCAAATGCCACGAAGTACGCACCATTCTGGGAGTACGTCCACGAATAGACGTTAGCCAACTGGTCATTCGTGAGAGCCTTCAAAATGAAATCGATAGCGACCGTGGAAATCTTCTGCGTGGAGTTACCAGCGAAAGCCCAGATAGCGGGAGACTCATTCTGTCCACCACCGATCCACATGAACGTGTCTTGAGTGTTAATCAGCGAATAAGGAGAGAAAACCCCTTTATCCAAGAACAATCCCGTTCTTTGAAAAGGAAAGTCGCTTCCTCCGATATTCTGGAAAGCCTCGAAAGTCTGACTACCCGAAATGAATAACTGGTTCTTAAATACAATCGGCGCAACGATATTATCGGGATCGGATTCTGCCGTTCCGTAATCAAGAGCATTCCAGCTTGTGCCGTCATTTATTGCAGAGACGATAAATTTCTTGGTATCAGTTGAAACAACAAAGTATCCGTCAACAAACACAACAAACTGAGGATCACCGTTCGCAGTGAAATCAGGGTCGGTAATCTGTGAAAATGTGTCGGTCACATGGTTGTAGATGTAACCACTTCCACCAGGCACTAGAACCAGCAACTGAGTGCCGTTATCAGCCATCGAGCAACGGGCAGTCCCTGCAACAGTCCCGATCTCCACTAGATCATAAATCTCAGTCGGGACTACTTGGGTCTGATCGAGTCGATATAGCTTTGTGCCATTCACGAAGTAAGGAAGCCCAGCCATCGTATGAGCGCCTCTGTTCGCTTGCAGAATAGTCCCAGAGGTTTCCACCTGCTCTATTCCTGGCGTTCCCCTAAGAGTCTCCTTAGCTAATGCAGGTGCGCTCTCAACTACCACATACCAATTAGTACACTCCTGCGCTGAAATGGGCAGCGAGTTGCTAATATAAAAACCATTGGTAATCGGTAGGATTGTCGGCATTAGAGCGCACTCAATACAGCATTCACGGCAATAACACTGTCAGTTGTGGATTCGTTTCTAACAAATATCTCAATGTAATCGTTCTGGTTCAGAACCAAACTTACGAACGTGGCAATTGATCTGGGGCCACCAGATGAAATTGTGTCGGTCATTTTAGTAGAAACAACCGATCCATTCTTGGCGATGAACAGTGAAATTTTGTGGTTCGTGCCAGACGCCACATCCAGAGTCGCAAGAGCGTTGATCACGTGCCTATTAGTCTGCCCTGTGTATGTAATCCGGCCATTGGTTGCAGCCGTCCAGCCCGAAGAGACATCACCTACCACAAACGTCCCAGCAGCCTTCACCGGAGTAGCCGTAGACGCAATAGTCGTCGCAGTAGCGTTTCCAGTCATTGATACCGAGGCATACGAAGCTGCTTCAGTGGAAGCAATCTCAATCGTGTCACCCACCGTTGTACATGAAATCCCTGTACCGCCTACCAATGAAACAAACATCGGACTCGCCGCAGCAATGTCCTGCATCAAAGGTTCGCCAGTGGTGTTGACAGTGAAGTTGTGGGCTATCGTGATGCCGTTTTCGGCAGAGACGTTGGTGACAATCCCTGATCCATCCTCAATGTTTCGGATGTTGTTAACCGTACCCTGAACATCGAGGACAGCAGTTCCGCTAACTGCGCCGTCCTGAACAATCGTGCCGGTTACACCCAGGCCCGATAGGAAATTGGTGTAGGAAATCTTGTAGTTGTAACCATTGGCAAAGAATCCAAGATAAGACCCAGATAGGATTGAATTCTGCTGTGTGAAGTCGCTCTGCTTAACGCCATAGGCTCTGTCGGTCATGTTGAGGACTCCAGTGCAATAGTGCCAATAGTCTCAGCAAGGATAGAATCCTCGCTGTCTGGATAAAAGTTCCAGCTCCATCCATACCCAGTATCGGTATTCCCAGAGCCAATGGGGAGAGTAGAGGGCATTCGAGTGCCGCCGATAGTCTGACCAAGCATTCTCATTGCCTGAAGCCCCTCTCTGGCCTGAAGCACTAAAGCATCTGTCACCACGCCGCCGAAATCAGGAGCAACCTCAATAGCAAGATTGGCGATGACACCGCGAAGCGCACCAAGAGGAACGGTCACTTGGTCTGCAAGATTGGAAACTGCCGTATACCCTAAGTGGACGCCTTGAGCATCCAGAGCCAACATATAGTTGTTCATCGCAAAGATGAAATCCTGATACTCGTCTGCCTCAAGCGGAGCTTCTGAGGCTTGGACAAGAATCCTTTGCAGAGATGCCTTCGCAACTTGGGCAACAGTCGCCATTATTCAAACCTCGGTTTCTTGACTGTCTTAGCGGCCTCTTGAAAAGACTTCGCACTCGGAGCGCCTTTGCTTCCAGGCTTTCGCATACGCTCACCAGACCCAGCCTTTATTCGTTCGCGCTTTGCGTGGATGTTAGAGTAAAGACCTTTCATAATTAGTCCTTTGGCTTTGGTAGACGCTTCTTTTTAACTTCGACCTTTTCTGTCTTGCGCTTCCATCCGAGACTTTCTGCGGCAGATGCGCTCGACTCATTGACCATCACTTCAACGCCACTAGGCTTGATCCAGACTTCCATCACCATTTTTCCTTCGCAGCCCAAAACGCCGCTGACATTTTGCCCTTGTTGATGTTTGCGCGATGCCGCGCCATGAATAATGCTCTGCGATTGCGGTCTGCTTCAGACTCGCCTTCGCGCTTGGGACTTCCGCTCACGCCTTGCTGTCCAAAGCGGATCGTCTTGATCTGGTCGCCGTCTTTAGCAACGACAACATGAGATTTCGTGGGGTGATTCGGAGTGCGCTTGGGCTTGTTGTAGCCCTCAACTCCTGCTCTTTCTAATCGTGGGTCTTTAGCTTTTGGCATGATTACCCCTAATTGAAAATGGTGACGCACCCAGAAGATGCGCCACCATTGTACCAGACTTCGTTAACTGCCGAAGGCTTGCCCAGCGAAGAACGGGTTGAACGTCGCGTAGGCGGGCAGAAGGTCGAAACGAATCTTCTGCTTGTTCGCGTCACCATCGGAGTACTTAGTGACACGAATGCTCATACCATCTTCGGTAGTTGCAATGGTGTCAGTCATGTACAGCTTGGGCAGCTTGACAGTACCCAGACCGAAGGCTTGCTTGTGGTAGAACATGGCAGGCTGGTACACAGTAGAGGCAGAACCCAGCAGGGTTACTACATCGCCTGACACCGGAGCAGATGCTACGGTGTTGTACTGACCGTTGGCTTCGTAGATCGCAGCACCAGCCACAACCAGGTTACCAGCGCCAGAAGCGTCCAGCGTTACGTCAGCAGTAACCACGCCGCAGAAGATAATCGCTGCGCCAGTGGCATCCAGCATCTGAGTGCGCGTAGACAGGTTCAGGCGGTTGCGACCAGCAATAGTGATGATTTCACCAGCCTTGACTGTAGCGTTGGCAGAGAAACCAGTGACAGCAAGAGTCTGCTTCATAGTGTCTTTGTGGGCAACGTAGGTAACAGTCGGGTTGGCTGACAGAGTACCAGCACGATCAGACGCAGTTCCTGAAGTGTAGCTTGCCAGAGCATTAGAGGTCAGAGCGCGAAGGCCAGCGAAATTCGGGCTGATCTGCGCCTTCTCCCATGCGGTCTCGACAAGTTTCTGACCAGTGTGCAGACCAGTCTGAACACCAGCAAGAACGGCAGCGACGAAGGGGTTAACGATGTAGTATTTCTCGCCTTCCATCGGAACGCCAATAGCATCCATGAAAGCGCCAGCACCAGCAACGTCAGACCAAGCATCAATCGCAGTACCCGGAGAGCCGTACTTCAGGTTGCAGTTCTTGAGCATATAGCCGGACAGGTCAAGCTCAAGATCAGTCACCAGACGGGTAGCCATCGGGGCCAGGATTTCGTCCAACTGATCCAGCTCCAGAGCCTCTTCGATGTTCGTCCACTCAGTGGCAACAGTGAAGTAGTCTTGAACCACACCAGATGCCTTACCGGCAATGATGTCAGACTTCGTGGAGGCAGAGATATCACCACCGCTGGTGCGGATTGAGCGATAGTCTGTAGGACGCTTGAAGTCTACGGTTGAACCTGTAGACGGGTTGAAGCGGTTGGTCAGAAGCTGAGTATCAACTGTGCGTGTCAGAACACGGCTGGACTCAAACTTATCAAGGAATACCCGCGCTACTTTGCGGGTAATGTTACTTTGGAGATTATTAGCCATTCTTCACTGCTCCTATTCAAAAGTGGCCCCCTTTGGCCCTTTCGGGGCCGGACTGATACCAGAGTTTCGTGGCTGGTTCAGCGGGTCTGGGGTTTTAGTTACCTTGGGTTTCATGGCAACGGCTTTAGTCTTTAATTCAGTCGCAAGTCGCACAGCCGCCATTGTTACCGGCATCTGTACAAGCCTCTCAAGTTCTAGCTGGTTTTTAGCAAGATACTTCGTCAGAAGTGGCCCGTGGTCATCGGCAAGAATCATCTCCACCAATGCAGGGTCAATCCCGTAACTTGCTACCAACGTGCCAGCCTCTTGAAGCTCTGCCGCTGCTACACCGAGCTTGCTGGCTCGATCTGCGTAGGCTTTGACTTCCTCCTGCTGTCGTTCCTGCTGCCGTCTTTGCCGCTCCAGTTCAGCCTGCTGACGCTGCCATTGCAGTGTCTGCTGTTGAGCCTCCCATGCTGCGGCCTCGCGGATTGCCTGATCCCGTTGAACCAGCTTTTGCTTGTACTCCAAATCAGATAGAGCAAAAGGGTCTGGTGCTTCAGGGACTACTGGCCGTCCTTGCTGGGGAATTCTAGCCTCAAGTTCTTCAAGCCGCCTGCGGAGTTCTTCAGCTTCTCGCTCTTTTTCACGGAGCTTAAAAACCTTTTTCCCCACAGCTTCGTTGAAAATCCGTTGCTGTTCCTCAGTAAACTCGACTTGTTTTTCGTGTGCCGAGTTACCACTATCCGGTGCTGATTCGGAGCCAGGTTCTTCAGATTCTTCTGATTCTAACTGGCCTTCAGTTTCTGGCAGGTCATCTTCTTGCTCGATCAAATACCCGCCGTCATCTTGTTGCAGCTCGCTCATGATTGCCCCTATAGGTAATTTGCCACGAAAGGAGTCGTGTACTCTTTACTACGCCTCGGAGTAGGCCGAGTGCCTTAGCTTATCCTGCCACTATTTGGCGAGATTTGTCAATCTGGCTGAATTCTCCTGGCTTGTATCCCCTTAATTACATCTTCTGTTATAAGTCCTGCATATGGCTTCATCTCTAACGCTCTTAATGCATTCCTAGGTGGATTCATTGGGTCTATGCCGGAGAGCATGGCAGCTTGCGGAAATAACTCATAAACCTGAATCGGGCGATCAAATCTCCCAAGACCCTCTCCAGACAATGCCATATTATAAGTTGGGTGAAGGCTATCTGACCGTGGCCCCGCCGCAGTATCAATTCTTCCTACGTTTCGCAATGCTCCATCAGCAGCAAGATATTGGCCCGGATCTGTGACGGCAAGCCTAGCCTCTCCAGATGTCAGTGATCCCTTGTCTCTGTACTTTTTATCCATCAATTGAATGACTTTTTTGCGCTGATCTCCGCTTCCAGAATAGAAAGCTTGAATGAAGTTTTCAGATTCAAAGTTGGGAAAGCTAGGGATGATGTTTTTTATGTCTTTGCCAAGATTACGCAATGCGCTTTTTGACATATTGTTCTTAGCATATTGGAGCATAGTTTCTCCCGTCATAGTGGAATAATCCACGCCTGTCGGGGCCATTGTCCAAGGAGCAAATAATGGGTCTTTGCCGTACCTCTTACGCAAATTCTCTGCCATCGTCTGCATTCTTGTATCACCACCACCTGCAACCACTGCGGCATCAGAAGCCCATACCCGGCCAGCATTTAATGGGTCAAACATATAATCTTGGCCGCCACGGCGGTTTACCCCAACAGGAATATCGTTCACAGACAGAAGAACATCGCCTGCTGCGGCCCTGTCTGACATGGAGGACATGATGGGGTACCCCTCATAATCCTCTATGTTAAAAGACTGAATTTCAGGGAGCCTATTCTCACCTGCTTGGATATTGAGATTTCTCAGCCGATCTAAGTCGCCAATTCTTGGGGAGCTTATTTGAGAGCCAGAGCCAGCTTGCAAGATTCTTGGATCAATTTGTGCAGATCGAGCATACTCCTCAATACTTGGTGAAAATCTATCCATCCCACGAACAGCCTTAGCCGCCGCATCTCCAATAACAGGCACCACGCCCAAAGCAGTCGCAACACCGGCCAAAGCAGCGCCAGGATAGTTGCCTTGACTCACTTCTCTGCGAACATCACCAACACCAGCGGCCTCACTAACGCCTGGAACAAAGTCCACCGAGCCTGTCAGCATATCCGCATAGCGTGATCGGTCATAACCTTCGCGGCCAGCGATGTTGCTTGATCCCAATAGGTTCGACACTGCACTTGAAACAGTGTCGCGGAAAGCTGGGTTAAGCGGATTCCATGAGCGTATAGGAGCAACAATCTCTTGCGGTCTAGGGACTAACCCTCTGAGTGCTGATTCAGCCATGTCATTGCCTCATAAACGGTGGAACCATCGCTTCAGCCACCTTGATCTGCGTGTCCACCTGCTTGCTAAGGGCTGAGGTGTTATCAAGGTTGATTCTTGCGCCTGCCTGCTCTGCTTTGATCTGAGTGTTCATTCTCTGCGTTTCGGCATTGAACGCATCTAGCTGAAGATTCGCTTGGTCGTTCTGTACGCCCATCTGCATCTTCTGGGCTTCCAGTTGAATCTTGGCTGTCTCCAACTGTAGCTTCTGAAGCTCAACCTGCGCCCGAAGCTGCTCCGCTTGGGCCTTTGCCATCTCAGCCTGAGCAAGAACCATTGCAGGGTCTTGAGCCTGACCTTGCATCTGCATCTTGGCTTGGAGTTCAGCCTTTTCCTCATCGGTCATCTGAGATTCAGGGATAATCCCTTGAGCCAGCATCTGCGCTCTGCGTCGTTCTGCAAGCATATCAGCAACAGGAGAAACGACATTCCGAAGAAGCAGATCACCACCGAGCTTGAGAATGTCTGGATCGACCTGGGCTAGGTCAATCATGGTTCTCAGAGTCTGTTCCTGCCGGTTTCTGAAACTTGGCCCAGCTTTACAAACTACGTCATACGTCCCAGCAGCCAAGTCATTGACCTTCACAACCTTCCCTGTCTGTCCGTCGATAACCTCCTGATTGACGGGCTTCATTTCCATTGAGCCGTCTTCGTACATCAATCGCATGACTCGCTGATTGTCATAGACCTTGGGAATAGTAGAGACAAATATCTTCCCCGTGTGTCCTACGGCGACCTCAAGAGCCTGGGAATATTTGTGAGTCCCGTTGTCGCCCTTGCTCTGCAATCTCTCAATAGCTACGCCAGACTGAAGGCCAGGATTGTCGCCCATGTTCGAGGCAAACATCCCAGCAGACATTCCGATAATCCCGCGCATGGCCTCGGAGATAGTCCTAAGTCCGGGATTGATCTGAGCGCCACCCTGCTGCTGAGGAGCGCCAGGAGACTGCGGGTCTGGATTATAAAATTGGACTGGATCTGTATTAGTATTCAGAGTCTGGAGCTGGAGTTCATGCCCAGCAGCCTGAGCCATCGTCATCCAGTATTTGGCCCTCGGAGCCAGAGCGCCTTCCTCAATCTCGCGTGACAATGAGTAGTTCAGGACCCGCTGGGAATCCATCAACTTTTCTACTGCGCCGTAATAGATTGTTTTGTTCTCAAGAATCTTGAAGTTGGCGTAAACAGGGACGACGGGCAGGTAGCAGAAGGCTGTATCCCGATCATCCTCAAGCCAGTCAGACGCATCAAAGAGTCTTGAACAGACCTTCTTGTACTTGCGCTCACGCCTGCGGACTTCGGTAACGCCAATCTGCAATAGTTCGTCTTTGATAGTCTCAAAGTCGTCATTGACTTCGTGAACCTGGCCGTTGCTCATCAAGACCAGTTCGCGCATTTCCTCCTCGATATAGAGGAGTTCAGCGATCACAACGACTTCGGCTTTGTCGTAGTAAGCATCACCTTCGCGGTCATCGGATACACTAGAGCCAGACCCTTCAGGCCAGCGAGCATAGTATTCCTCAGTCGAGATGGGGTGCAGGACAAAACAATATCTGGAGTCTGACTTGTCCTGAAGTTGAGCAGACGGGTCGAACCATACGCGATCAATGGCATTGCCAATCGGCTCAACAAGGAGGTCTTGGTCAAAGGAGTTATCGTCGGCAAACTTCTGAACCACGCGCCACGCATCGAACCCGCAAGTTACTGCGCCTCTAGCTGACTGAGAGTAGATGGTGCTGGCGTTGGAGATGGTTTCGAGATTACGGATAATCGCGTCATAGGTCTCAGCGACTTCCTTTGTTGCGTCACCTCCGGCTGGCTGCACTTTGATATCAAAGTCGGCCTGCTCGATCTCTCCCGCTATTTGGTCAACGATGGGAGACGCCATGTCGAACGTGTATCGAGGCTTGTTGGCGTTGTTGTTCCACCAGTAGGGTTCCCACTGCCCGTCCCGCTTGGACACGAACAGATGGGCTTCTCTAGCCGCCTCTCGATTGTCGTGGTCAGCCCACTGCGCTGCTTTTAACAGATTAATGATCGCGTCATGGGAGTCATACTTGTCTTCCATGTCTAGGATTTCGTCTCCCGCCTCAATAGCCTTTTTGCTTGTATAGCCATCGTCCTCGGAGTCCATCTCTGAGCCGTTCTCGTAATCAGCCATTAGCGTCCACTCCATCCAGCGAATTTAATTGTTGCCACTTGGGCAGCGACTTTGGGCGAATACATACTCATCATCAGAGAGTCACCCATGTTGGGAGACGGCAACTGGTACGGCTTCTTTGCCATTTCCAGCTTGCTCATGATCTGTATCTTACCATTATTGTTACGCTTAAGTGGAATACGGCACACCTCAGCCCTGAGCTGGTCAAGATTTTCAATGCTTGATGATAGGGAAATCATATCATCTGGATTGGTGTACTTGCCGCCCTTAACAGCCCGCCAGGTAGCCTCAAACCTTTCCCTGAGCCTCCACCAATACTGAGCGCGTTTGTTGAAGAACGTGTCACGGTTGGTCTTGTGCTGCTCTCCGCTTCCAGCAAAAACACTATCAGCATCATCCGGTGTCTCTGATCCGCGAAACATCCAGAACTGAGTCCTAGTCCCCGCAAGAGCCTGATCCACCTGCCTCTTGAGACTTATTCCCATCCCGTCGCAGTCCCACACAAACCAATCAGCACCAGCCCTTCGAGATTCTTCCAGCGCCCAGTCCATGCCAACATTGGAATCGCCAGTGACCATCTCTCTTACATCCAAAACAACTGACCCTCTACGGATCGCCAGCCCTTTACTGTCGCCGCCTTCGTCAGATGGGTCGTGGGAAGCGATAATCGCCCCTTCTGGTTTAAAGCCCAGCTTTTCGTGCGCGTCAATTGCAGCATCAAACCACTCTACCGGAATGATTGAATCCTCGACCTCGTCGTAGTATTCACCAAGCCAGATATGACGATACAAAGCAGTTGACAGGTTGGTCTGGTCATACGCCCGTTCCTGTTCTAGTACGTCTGGGAACAATGGGTTGTCATCGTAGTTCACCCACAGGACAAGATGCAGGTCGTCTTCGTACATTTTGTCCCTTCTCAACTGCTTCTCCCATGGTTTAATGAATCGCTGGGAGAATACATCGGACGAATGCCTTGGGTTCCCCGTCATCCAGATTTCGGAGTCTTCGGATCGAAGCGTAGGCGTTAGAGCCTTGAGAGAATCGAACGATATGGTCTGAGCCTCTTCCACCCAGAACCGTTTAAAGCCGTGCATCGACTTGATGCCTTCAGGATTCCGAGCAAGTCCTCGGAACTTGAACGCATCCTGCCCAGCATACTGAATGGCGTTGGCCTGTACTCTAAAGCCTTGGAGGTCGAGTCTTTCAATCTCGGCAGACAGCAAGGCATGAACAGAGTCATCCATTGAGACTTGAAACTCACGGAAACAAGCTGTGCGAATCCCCTTTGTCTGGGCATCCATTAAACAAATGTCCCCGACCGATTGTGATTTCCCAGACCCCCGGCCACCTATGACGATCTTGAACCTCTTGGGCTTTTGCAGCAGCGGCAAGAGCCTCCTCGGTATCTTCATCTCAGGCATCGACTACCTTTACAACCCACTCTGTTTGAATCGGCCCACCATCAGCCCCAGTCTGCTCAATTCTGTCAGTTTCCTTGAAGCCCATCTGCGTCTTTGCGTAGAACATCGCCGCACGAAGGCAATCGGCATGGGTTGCGCCCTTCTCAAGCAATGCGCCGCTTGCACCTTGGAATAGGTAACGACCAACCTGGCCATGCGCATTTGCCATAGCCTCGTCCATGATCTCGCGGTAATACTTGGACAGGGTTTTATCATCAATCCCGATATAAGCGGCAACCTGCTTCACCGGAACCCCGTAAGAGATCAGGGCAGCAACTTGGGCTTTGGTTTTATCGTTGGGTTCATGCGGCCTGCGAGACATTGTTCACCTCCGCAAACGTCTGGCCGGTGGATTCTAGTGTTGCCTGCTTGCCAGTAAAGTCCTGCCAGCGTTTGATTATGACGTCACAGTACTTGGGGTCGAGTTCCATTGTTGATGAATTTTTTCCTGTTTTTTCACAAATTATTATTGTTGTCCCAGAGCCTCCAAATAAGTCTAGATAATAAACCCCACCGATTCCGTTAAAAATTGCCTCTAACCACGCCACCGGCTTCCCGTGGCCGTGTTCATCTTTTTGCATAGTGTTGGGAAATGCTTCAACTGTGGCTATATGTTTTGCCCCGTCAAGCGGTTCATAATTAGAGTTCCCGCGAGTGTTTTTAACTACCCTGTTTTTGCCTCTGTCTTTTCCATCTTTTATTACTGATGACTCTGTATTAAATTTCGGATCGTCACCAAAAATGCCAACTGCTTTGTGTCTAGCAAGTGGACGATTAGGTGTATACCAGCTCTGCACACAATCCCAAATAAACTCGTATAACGGAACCCATCCTGCCATTACCGCGCAGTGTGGGGCTATGGCAAACCTTTTATAATCCCACATAACAGCTAGTTTTTTGCCCATTGATGCAGCAGGAATCGAACAAGCATAAAGACTTTCAATGTCATACGGTGGATCAATCACGCAAACATCCCACTCTTGCCCATCCATCAGCCGATCAACCGCATCAATGCTGGTACTATCCCCGCACATCAGCCTATGCCGCCCCAATAGCCACACATCGCCAGGCTTGGTCACCGGGTCAACAGGAACTTCCGGGACAGAATCCTCATCCGTCAATCCTTCGGTAAGCTGTTCTGGCTCCAGCGCAGCGATCTCTTCCGGGGTAAAGCCCGTCAGATCAAGGTCAAACCCTAATCCTTCCAGTTCGGCAAACTCCACCCGCAGCATCTCGTCATCCCAGCCAGCATCCAGGGCGAGACGGTTATCGGCAATGACGTAGGCCCGCCTCTGAGCCTCTGTGAGATGGCTCGCTTCAATGACCGGCACTTCATCCATGCCCAGTTTCTTCGCGGCCATAACACGACCATGACCAGCAACAATGCCGTTCTCGCCGTCAACGATGACGGGATTCAGAAACCCGAACTCCTTGATGCTGGCAGCGATCTTCGTTACCTGTGCGTCGGAGTGAGTGCGGCTGTTCCTGGCATACGGAATCAGATCGTTAGTCTTAAATGTTTTATAGGTCGGAAATTTATTCAATCTTCCCTCTCTTCTTCTTGGCCTTCTCAGCCACGCTCAAGGCAATTGCTACTGCTTGCTTCTGAGGTTTGCCTGCTGCCATCTCGGTCTTGATGTTAGCCGAGACAGTCTTCTTACCGTAACCCTTCTTCAGTGGCATAGTGGCTCCTGAGAGCAATTGATTTACAGGGATTATACACGATTGAAAATATTTTAAAAAAGATTGCTCTACCCTCTTGCGTATACA